ATAGAGCGATCATTGGTACAATCAACAGAAAGAGATTCAAAGAGAGGGATCTGCCACCCGCGGAGCGGCTTGTCAACAATTACAGGATGGGGACAGAGAGCTTTTGCATAGTCATGCAATTTCCGTCCGTACCGCACGTACAACCAACCAGCTTCTGCGGCAATATCCCGTTCACTAGGCACACGTCCCTTAGTGTTGTATTCCGACAAAATCCATTGCTTAAAATTATCGAAGCAAGCAGTTCCTGCGGCGCCATGCGCCGGGAGTTCACCAAACTCTTGATAGACGCCATCTTTCTTGCAGTAGTCGGCCGCCTGCTTAGGCGAACCTTTCTTGATTTCAATGTGGCTTCCTTGAGGGAGGCTAGCTTTAACTTGATTAAATCGCTTTCGAGTTCCGAAGGCGATATATCCTTGAAGATGCGGTGTTCCACCTTCTCCTTCTTCATAGCCGTAAACAAGGTACGCCGTACCTTCGGCGGTACCGAGCGCTTTGAGGAGCTCATCGTTTGCGGCAGTCCAGTTATTAACTGTAAAACACCAGTGTTTACCTTGACGGTTTGTCATTTGCAAAAATTGTGCGATCAATTTTTTGTGACAATGTTACAGCGGGGCTGGGTAATACTAAGCCAGCCCCGCTCGAGTGCCCTACGGCAAGATGTAGAATCGTACGTCTTAGTATTAAACTGTCGTCACCCGAAACGTAGAAACTTGCCGCCGAGCCAAGATTTTTTGGCCAAAAGAGAGAGGCGGAGAGAAGATGCAGAACAGGTTATGAGCTCATATTGGTTATGAGCCCCAAACGAGGATGGCCTACAGACGAAGAACAACAAGACGATATGTACGACGATCCCGAAGAATGCCTGTCAGACGGCGATACTACCCAAAGAGACGTAAACTTGGGTATGCTAGGAGACGTACTTCTAGATATACTCGACGAGCTCTGCCAAATGCACGAGCTATTACGCCAACTCACGGAGCGTGGGTGCCGGCCTTCAACAACAGGACCGACATGACGTGTCAAACACTATATATAAACGAATTAGCCTTACCGGCTTTATCAACGTTCGCAGGAGACAGACGCTCAAGTTTCCTTTACTTAAAAGGAATAAGCATGAACATGCTTGTACTTAGCTCACTACAACGCAAAGTATTCTTACACTTCGCTATTATACAAGACAAAGACAATAATAACACCGATCTAGATCGCAGACAAAACTTCTTCCGTGATACCACGTCAATCACCTCTAGGGCTCACGCCTTCAATGATTGGACAACAGGAGCGGCTTACGATTATAGGATGGGTATGAATCCTATCAATTCAGATCACTACAACGTAATCACTCATAAAAAAATGCGACTGGACAATGAACAGTCACCAAACACAAGACATCCAATGTACGGAAACTCCCGTCAGACCAAAAAGTATTATCCTATCAAAAGGCGTATTGCTTTTGATAACGTTACTGATACTACCAACTGGAAGCCATTCTACATATGCTTCTGGTGGCAGTTTATCGATGAGTCTGACTATACACCAAACACACAACAGACAGGTGTCTACTACACCTACAAAACAGAAGTCGTATTCAAAAACCTCCTCTAAATGTAAGGGTTAGCTCGCTGACGCTCGCATCGGGGACCGTTAATATGCCCTCGGCGCGCAGCGCGCCGGGGAGAAGAGCGCGCTAGCGCGCGCTCGGGATGGCGCTTCGCGCCGTTTCTTTAATATACCAAAGCCTGGGTTATAATGGTTAACCCGTCGATTATAAATGTTAGGTTCACAGGGTACCGGCTCCGCCGCGGCTCGCGCGGAGCGCGAAGACCCTATTAATTATATAAAATATCAATTTCATATTTATTTTAGATTTCTTCTACAATGTACCTATCTCCTGTCATCTTTTCCATATCAGGATCTTCATTCATGAAGACAACGACATGCGATACCTTTTGTAAAATTTTAGTGTGAGAATCGTATTTGGGAGAGAATACGATACGATCCTTGATCATCTCTAAGATAGAATAGTTCAAGAATTCAGCTTGTCCACGAGGACAATTAAACAAGAAGATATCCTTATGCTCTTCAACAGAATGGGCCAAGTCGTCACGCTTTCCGACACCCATGACCTGAACGCGATCAGGATAAAAACCCTGCATCCAACGCTGGAAATACGATTTTCCTTTTCCACCGTCTTTATCAACATAGAACAAGATAGAGCGATCATTGGTACAATCAACAGAAAGAGATTCAAAGAGAGGGATCTGCCACCCGCGGAGCGGCTTGT